GGGCTCTGGCAAGTCCGTCAGGTTCAGAAGGCCCCAGCGGTACCCCCTGACGCACGGCGCAAGGCTGTGTGTCGCCCGACGTGGCGCAAGGCCACCGAGGAGGAGATCATGACTAAGGGTGGCGCTCGCGCGCGCTCCGGTCCCCCGCCGGACCCGAACGCGCTTCGCCGGTCGCGCAAGACCGACCCGGCGTGGACGAAGATCCCGGCTGCAGGCCGCGGCAAGCCTGCGCCGGAGTGGCCGCTGGTCGAGCCGACCGCGCGCGAGCTTGAGGTCTGGGCCGACTGGTGGGAGCACCCGGTCGCGGTGCTGTGGGACGAGGCGCACGCGCTTTATGACGTCGCGTTCGCCGTCCGCGTGTTCGCTGAGGCCGAGCAGCCGAAGGCGCGCACCGAGGACCGCAAGACGCTGACGCAGATGCTCGCGAACCTCTACCTGACGCCGGACTCCCAGCTTCGGGCCCGCATCCTGATCGTCGAGGCTGACGACGAGCCGGCCGCCACCGCCGCGCCGACGGCAGGCAATGTCACCGACCTGCGAAGCCGCCTCGGCCGTGGAGCGTCCTGACTACGACTGGGACGAGGTGCGTTGCTCGCTCTGGATCGTCCCGGCGTGGCACGAGCGGCACTGCATCATCCCTGACGGCTTCCGCAAGGGCACGGCGTGGAAGCACTACGACTGGCAGCTCTGGATCACGCTGAACCACTACCGCGTGCGACCGGACGCAGTGCCGTTCGATGACGAGGGCTACCCGACTCGCGCTGCCGCCTTCCATTACCGCCGTTCGCAGGTGGTCGCGGCACAGAAGACCGGCAAAGGTCCGTTCGCCGCGGTCATCACCTGCGGCGAGGCTGTCGGCCCGGTCCTGTTCTGCGGGTTCGCAGAGGGCGGCGAGGTCTACCGCTGTGCGGACCATGGCTGCACCTGCGGCTGGTCGTACACCTATATGGCCGGCGAACCGATGGGCATGCCCTGGCCGACGCCGCTGATTCAGCTTCTCGCGACCTCGCAGGATCAGGTAGACAACGTCTACCGGCCGCTGCAGGCGATGGCTCGCGGGCCGTACCTGTCCTCGCTAATGCGTGTCGGCGAGGAGTTCATCCGGCTCCCGAACGACGGCAAGATCGAGGTCGTCACGTCAAGCGCTCAGTCGCGACTCGGCAACCCGATCACGTTCGCGCTGCAGGATGAGACGCAGCTCTACACCGCGTCGAACAAACTCATCCGCGTGGCCGAGACGCAGCGCCGAGGCGCGGCGGCAATGGGCGGCCGGTCGATGGAGACGACGAACTGCTGGGACCCGGCCGAGGCGTCGGTGGCCCAGAGGACCTACGAGTCGAAGTCGGCCGACGTCTTCAAGTTCTACGAGCCGCCACCGACCGAACTGCGGTGGGCGCTGAAGTCGGATCGCCGCAAGATCATCGCCTTCAACTACGCCGGCTCGCCCCACGTGAACGTCGACTCGGTGTTCGCTGAGGCCGAGGAGTTGCAGGGCACCGACCCGGCGCAGGGTGAGCGGTTCTATGGAAACCGGATCGTGGCTGGCACCGACGCATGGTGCGACCGTCAGGCGTGGGATGCCCGCGCGAAGCCGCAGGACGTGCCGGACGGTACGCCGCTCGTGCTCGGCTTCGACGGCTCGGACGTGGACGACTGGACCGGATTCCGCTGCGAGACCCGCGATGGCTACCAGTTCACCCCGCGGTTCCCTGACGGGCGCGAGATGGTCTGGAACCCGGCCGACTTCGGCGGCAAGGTCCCGCGGCTCGAGGTCGACGCCGGCCTCGCGCACATCGTTAAGACCTACAACCTGATCCGCGGCTACTTCGACCCGCCGTACTGGATGACCGAGTGCGATGCGTGGGCCGAGAAGTACGGCGACAAGGTCATCGTGCGGTGGTACACGCAGCGCGACCGCCCGATGCACGCCGCGGCCGAGCGGCTCCTGACCGACGTCGGCAAGGTCGATTCGGCGTTCACGCACGACGGATGCGAGATCACGTCGCGGCACATCGGCAACGCCCGCAGGTCGCACCGTCCGAGCGGGATCTACGTCCTCGCCAAGCCCGGCGACGGCCGAAAGATCGACATGACCATCCCTTCGATCCTCGCGCACGAGGCCGCCGGCGATGTCACTGCTGCCGGACTCTGGCCGGAGGAGTTCGAGAACCTCGCCTACTTCATCTGACCAGCCCGAGGGGGTGCGCCGCGTGACCACCGCCCAGCAGGCCCTTTCTCAGGTGCTGACGCTTCACCGTCGTCTCATGCGGCGCCGCAAGGACGTCGACGACCTCTTCGACTACTTCAGCGGGAAGCACCCTCTCGTCTACGCGACCCCGACATGGCGGATGTTCCACCAGGACCGTTACCGCGGGTTCGCCGACAACTGGTGCGGCGTCGTCGCTCGCGCTCCTGTCGACCGACTGCGCATCGACGGCTTCCGGCTCAGCGACTCCACGTCGCTCGCCACGCCCGCCGAGAAGCAGCTCTGGGCCGACTGGAACCGCAACGAGATGACCGCGCAGTCGAACCAGGGGTTTCTCTCGACGGTTGTGGCTCGCCGCTCGTTCACGCTCGTCTGGGGCGACAAGGACGAGAACCCGGTCATGACCTGGGAGCACCCGGGTCAGATGATCGTCGAGACGGACTCCAGTGGTCGCCAGATTCTCTCTGCACTGAAGGTCTGGACCGACGACGACACCGAGTTCGCCACTCTCTACCTCCCGGCCGACGTGTGGAAGTTCAAGCGGGCGGCCAGCGTCACCGTGAACGACGGTCGCACCGAGAACGGCATCTACGTCCCGCATGCCGCGCAGATCGGTGACGGCGGCTGGGAGCCGCGGGAGGTCGCCGACGAGGCTTGGCCGCTGCCGAACCCTTACGGTGAGGTCCCGGTTGTCGAGTGGCCGAACCGTCCCCTGCTCTCGGGTGACCCGATCTCCGACATCGCCGGCGTCAAGGCGATGCAGGACGCGATCAACCTGATGTGGGGCTACCTGTTCGTGGCCGCCGACTACGCCTCGATGCCGGCGCGCGTCGTGCAGGGCGAGCCGCCGAATGTGCCGATTCTCGACGAGAACGGTCAGGTCATCGGCAAGCGCCCGGCGAAGATGGAGGACCTCGCGCAGGGCCGACTCCTGTTCCTGCCTGGCGCGCAAGGAATCGGCTCGTGGGACGCCGCCAAGCTCGACGTGTTCACCGACGTGGTGAACGAGGCGATCAGCCACATCGCTGCGCAGACCTCGACGCCGGGCCACTACCTGCTGTCAAACGAGAAGTTCGCCAACCTCAACGGCGACGCGCTCACGGCTGCCGAGGTGCCGCTGGCGACGAAGGTCGGGAACCAGCAGGTGCACCTCACGCCGGCCGCGAAGCGCACGCTGCGCCTGATGGCGCTCACGCGCAACGACAAGGGCTCGGCAGAGGCGATCGTCGAGGCTGACGGCGCCCACCTCGTGCAGTGGAAGGACCCGGCGATGCACTCTCTCGCCCAGGTCGCTGACGCCGCTACGAAAGACCGCTCGATCGGCATCTCGCTGCGGACCATCCTCGAGCGGCGCTACGGCATGACCGAGCCTGAGATCGACCGCGAGATGGAGCGGATCGACGCTGAGCGCGGAGACTCCGCTGACCCGATCATTGACCGAATCGCGGCAGGGCTGACCGGTGGCCGTTCCGGCAGCGGCGACTAGGCACCGGGCGGCCCTGGCAGTTCTCACCGCGTCGGCGATCAAGGCCGCTCGCCGCGCATGGCGGCAGTTCAGGCCGCAGGCGAACTGGCAGCAGCAGTACGACGAGCAGGTTGGGCCGCAACTCCTCCTCATCGCCGCGGCCGGCCAGCTTGAAGCCGTGCGCGAGTCTGATAACTACGTGCCCGCCGTTCTCAACGAGCTTGCATTCGGCCCGAAGGCGCGGTCAGGCGTGCTCAATCCGAACGCGTTCCTTGGGTATGCCGGAGACGGACGCCCGATCACTGGACTCCTCGGCCTCACGGTAACGAGGGCCGCGACCACCTACGACGACCTGCTCGATGCGGCGGGGGCCCTCCCCAAGGGTGCCCCGACGCGGCGAGAGCTCGCGGAGATGGCGCTAGGTTCCGCGCAGGACTACGCCGACCTCATCTTCAATGAGATCATTGCCGAGACCGCCCGCGCTGCAGAGTCGGCCGCCACCGTCCAGCGCGAGTGGGTCGAGGGCTACGTGCGGATGCTCAATCCTGAGGGCGGGAAGCGCAGCGTCCCGTGCTCGCGGTGCGTCATCTTGGCCGGGAAGTTCTACCTGTGGAATGACGGCTTCGAGCGGCATCCGCTGTGCCGATGCATCCACATCCCGTGGGGCGAGAAGTCAGACACGGACCCGCGAACGAACCCCTCGGCGCTGTTCGACTCTCTCTCGGAGGCCGAGCAGGACAAGGCGTTCACGAAGGCCGGAGCGCAGGCGATCCGTGACGGTGCCGACATGAATCAGGTCGTCAACGCGCGCCGAGGGATGGCTGTCGCCGGTCACCGCGGCAGCGGGACGCGTCTTGTCACGAGCGAGGGCGCTACTCGACGCGGCTGGTACGGCGGTGGATACGCCGCGAAGAAGTACGGCTATGAGCAGTGGTTCAAGGCCGCCGGCACCACGGCCCGCAATGTCGGTCGCCGAGGCGCCGTCGCGAACTACACCGAGCGGCGCACTAACCGCGCCCGCCTGATGCCTGAGCAGATCTACCAGATCGCCGGCAACGACCACGGCAAGGCGATCGAGCTACTTAGGCAGTACGGCTACTTCGCCTGAAACGTCCCGGCGCGCGAGGCGCCGGCGAACCTCTCGCAAGGAGAGCACATGAAGCGCACCACCCTGTCTCTGGCCGACGCCGCATGGCTCGAGGAGACGTTCGCTCGCAACCGCGCTCGGTTCGGTGGGTTCTCGATGGAACTCGACGACGAGCATGACGACGACCCCGACGAGGGAGGCGACCAGGAGGACGACTCCGACGCCGACGACGGCGACGAGGCGATCGACTGGAAAGCCAAGTTCGAGGCGCAGCAGCGGATCAACCGCAACCTCGAGCGCCGCACCCGCAAGGACGCTGCCCGACTCAAGCAACTCGATGGCGGCAAGCCGGTCGGCGAGAAGAAGGACGACACCCAGAAGGACGACGTCCCCGACAGGGACGCGATCCGAGCCGAAGTCGAGCGCGAGGCGCTCCGTGGGCGGATCGAAGACAAGATCGAGGTGAAGGCCCGCGCCTTCGCCGACCCGGAGGACGCCGTCGCCGTGCTCCTCCGCACGCACAACCACGACGACTTCCTCGACGACAACGACAAGATCGACGTCGAGGCCATCGCTGACGCTCTCAAGGAGCTAGGCGAGAAGAAGCCCCACCTGCTCGCGCAAGGCGGCCGGTTCCAGGGCGACGCAGACGGCGGTGCTCGCAAGGACACCCCGTCCCGCGCGAAGTCTCTGGGAGAAGCCATCTCCCGCCACTACGACAAGAGCTAGGAGGCTCTCATGGCCATCACTCTGGCAGACGCCCAGAAGAACACCCAGGACGACGTCGACTTCAACGTCATCGACAAGTACCGCCGCTACAGCTACCTGCTGGACCGGCTGACCTTCGACGACTGCGTGAGCCCCGGCACGGGCGGTGCGACCCTGACCTACGGGTACACGCAGCTCGTGAACGCTCGCAAGGCCGCGTTCCGCGCGATCAACAGCGAGTACACCGCGAGCAACGCAACCCGCGTCCGGCAGACCGTCGACCTCGTTCCGCTCGGCGGTTCGTTCCAGGTCGACCGCGTCGTCGCCGACCTCGGCTCCGCGCGGACCAACGAGGTCAACTTCCAGATGGACGAGCTCCTCAAGGGCTCGGTCAACGGGTTCATCGACCAGCTCGTGAACGGCGACACCGCCGTCAACGCGAACGGCTTCGATGGCCTCGACGCGATGCTGACCGGGACCACGTCGGAGGTCATCCCCTCTGGGGCTGGCTACCTCGACATCACGGCGAGCACGGTCGACACGCAGGCGAAGGCCATCAACGCGATCTCCGCGTTCGAGGAGTTCATCGCGAAGGTCGTCGGCGGCGCCGACGTCATCATCGGCAACCAGGCCGGGCTCATCGCCCTAGCCCGCATCGGCCGGCTCGCCGGCTACGTGAGCCAGTCCGAGGACGCCTTCGGTCGTCCGCTGACGATGTTCGCGGGCGTGCCGCTGATCGATGCCGGCAACACGGTCTCGGAGGGCTCGACCACCGAGGGCCCGATCGTCCCGACTGAGTCGCGCGACACCGACGGCACGGGCTCGGGCGGCAGCATCACGAACCTCACCGACCTCTACGCGGTGAAGTTCGGCCTCGACGCCTTCCATGCCGTCTCCAAGACCGGCCCGCTCGTCAAGACCTGGCTGCCCGACTTCTCGACCGCCGGCGCGGTCAAGAAGGGTGAGGTCGAGATGGTCGCGGCTCCGGTCCTCAAGCGCACCACGGGCGCCGCGGTGCTCCGCAACGTCAAGATCAAGTGAGGAACCTGATGGCGAAGATCACTGCTCCGAACGCCGACTACATCGGCAAGCGCGCGGGCGTCGCGTTCATCGACGGAGTCGGCGAGACCGACGAAGCGAACGCGATCGCCTACTTCAAGCGCCACGGCTACGAGGTCGAGGCCGCTGAGAAGCCGGCACGCAAGGCCGCTGCCAAGGGGGCCGGCGCCGAGTGATCGTGCTGCGGTCTTGGCCGGCCGAAGTGCCGCCGAGCCGCGCACGCGTCGTCGACGACATCCCCCGGTACGTCATGCGGGAGTACGACTACCGGGGGATGTTCGACGAGGCCGACGACGACCTGCTCATCATCGAGTGGGACATCGCCGTCGGGGCCGAGCACTTCGACGCGATGCGCGATCTCATCGCCTCCGAGCCGGACGCCGTTCATGCGGCGCCGTATCGGATCTACACACTCAAGCGGGACCGCGGTCCTCATTGGGTCATGAGGCGTCTGCGCGACGACGACCCTGACGACATCTCGGGTGCGCGATGGGTGACCGAGGGGGACACCCATAGCCACCTGTTCGGGTTCGGTATGACGTACATCCCTCGCGCGCTGTGGCAGGCATACAAGGCCACTGTTCGCGGGCGCGATCCCGTGAATGACACCCGGTTCTCGAAGTGGCATCACGACCACGTGCGGGCCGAGGTCCCGATCCCCTGGCACATCCAGCCGGTGCATCTGCACTTCCCGCTGGGCCAACGCATCCGCTGACCCGAGGAGGTTTGCTGTGGCCGTTCTGAGCCCACTCGCGTCCGCGTCGGACCTCCCTGAGGCGTATTTCTCCGACACCCTCGCGCCCCGTGCGCTCGAGGTCGCCTCTGCGGCGATCCGCGATGCCGCAGGCGCGATGATCTCGACCGGCGAGAGCACGGTGTCGGTCCCGGCTGAACCGGGTCACCTGCTGCTCCGTCTCCCCGGTGTCGTCGGCACCGTCTCGGCGGTCCTCGTGGACGGCGAGCCGGTCACTGACTACATCGCGATGGCCGAGGGTCTGTGGCGTGACTGCGGCTGGGGTCATCGCCCTGTGCCGGTCACCGTGACGTACTCGCACGGGCAGGCGGTCCCTGACGACATCAAGGATCTGTGCGCCCAGCTCGCCGTCGAATGGATCACCCACCAGCGCAACGGCGGCGGCTCTCGGGCGGGCGTGAAGTCGGTCAGCATCGACGACGCCACCGAGGCGTACACCGACGACGCTGCCTCGCAGGTCTCGCCCGTCGAGGTCCCCGAGTCGACGCGCCGCTGGCTCCGTGCTCGCTTCGGCGGCGGCCAGTGAGGGCCGCTCTCGCCGCGCTGCCGCGCCTGCGAGCGCAGGCCGAGTCGCGGATGACCTCACGCGCCACGGTGCGGCGCAAGACGGGCGCGATGACGACCGACGAGCGTGGCCGCGAGGTCCCGGCATGGGAGGTCGTCCACGAGAACCTGCCGACCAGACAGTCGGGAACGGCGGGCAACGCCTCGCCCTACCGCACCCGCAACGTCGGCGGTGCCGAGTTCACGGTGGCCGCCCGCATCCAGCACTTCCCGGCGAGCACGACCGACCTGCGCGACGGCGACCTCGTCGAGATCACCGCAGGCGAGAACGCCGGCGCCGTGCTCCAGATCATCGAGGCCGACTGGCAGGACCAGGCGACAGCGCGCCGCGTCCCTGTGGTTGCGGTCGATCGCCCGAAGGAGTGGTGACCATGCGCGTCCGTGCCACGCACACCCTCGACGACCTGCAGCGCGACCTTGCACAGCTCGGCCCGACGCTCTACCGCGAGGGCTCCCGCGTGGTCCGCGAGAACGTCGCCGACGGCGGCAGGACCGCGCGCCGCATCGCGAAGTGGACCGCCGGCGCGCACGGCAAGCACTACCCGAACGCGATCACCTGGGACCGTTCGACCCGCAACTTCGTCGGCTTCGGCGGCGGCGAGATCCAGGGCGAGTACGGTCCCGACTCCAGCCGTCGCCAGGGCGGCATGTCGTTCGAGGGCGGCTCGCGCAACCAGCCGCCGCACAACGACCTCGCGAACAGCCTCGACCTGATCCGGCCGAAGTTTCACCGCGACGTCGAGAACATGCTCGACGGCCTCTTCTGGCCGGGTGCCCGATGACTGACGAGCAGGCCCAGTGGGACGCGCTCAAGGCGCTCCTGACAGCCGGCGAAATCGGCGACCACGTCTACGACTTCGGCCGAGTGCCCGGCGAGAAGGACGTTCCCGGTGACACGCCGGACGCTTTCGTGCTGCTCTCGGTCGAGCGCCGCTACGTCGCCCCGAACCGCGCCGGAGGCACTGACCGTACCGGCTGGCGCGTCTCGTGCCGCTTCGTCGACACGTCTGCCGCCAACGCGCGGCTCGTCGGCGGCTGGGTCCGCGCCGCGCTGGAGAGCACCCCTGGCCGCGGGCGACGGATCACGGTCAACGGCGTCACCTCGACGCCGATCACCCACGAGACGACCTCCGCGGTCGAAGCCGACGACGGCCGGTATTCCGGCCTGTCCCAGTGGACCTACGCGCTCTAGGAGGAGCCATGAACTCGCACCTGCGTACCGCGCTCGCCAACCGGGCCACGTCCCGCCCGAAGGCGGCCAAGAAGACGTCCGCGAGCGCACCGCCCGCGGCGAAGAAGGCCGACGAGTCGGCCGAGCAGTCCGACACCACCATCGAGCCTTCCAAGGAGTCCTGACATGCCGCTCACCAACCCGCCCACCGCGAAGGCCCTCGGCCAGCGCACCGTCGTCATCCTCGACCCGGCCGACGTCGCCGCGACCACCGGCATCCCGACGCTCGCCGAGGTCAACGGCGGCCTCTTCGCGTCGCTGCACTTCTACGGCAGCCTGCGACCGGTCCCGACCCAGAACACCGGCGAGGGTCCCCGCAAGATGGGGTCGAAGGTGTCCCCGACACGGCTCGGCCTGGTCAACTTCCCGGCCGTGGACGCCCAGTTCTCGTACCTGCCGCAGAAGGTGGGCACGGCGGGCGCTCCCGGCAACGAGGTCTACGAGGCGTTCGTCCCCGGCACGCAGGCCATCGTCGTGATCCTCGACGGCAAGGACGGCGAGGACACCGACGCTCTCGCGGCGAACGACGTCGGCGACATCTTCCTCTACGACATCGGCGCTCGCCGCAAGGGCGAGACCGGAGACGGCGAGTTCGACGAGCTCGCGTGCACCGTGTCGCTGGTGCCGGCCGGTGGCGAGCCGATCGCCGAGGACCACAAGTTCACGGCCTGATCCCTGCAGACACCCCCGCCCGCCGCTGCCGTGTCGGCGGGCGGGGGTCAACACGGCAACGCGGCAGGAGCAGGACCATGGCGCACATCGAGATCCGCAACCTGAACGAGTTCGGCGGGACGCAGCTCGTCATCAACGGCGTCGACTTCACCAAGGATACGTACCGAGGCATCCAGCTTGTTGAGGTATGCCCAGAGGCCCCCGAGTTCGCTGAGGTTGGCCTTCAGGTGACGTTCGTGGTCAGTCGCCTCGACCTCGACAACGAGGCTGACGTCCAGATCACCGACCGGCTCCCGTCGGTCGCGACCCGGGTTCGGAGCATGACGGAGGGGAACGACTGATGGTGAAGTCGCTCGCGGACCTCCGCGTCGAGAAGTCCACCGTCCGGCCGCAGCAGCCCTACCGCGCGGTCGTCGGGGAGGGCAAGAAGTACGCCGTCGAGTCCCGCCAGCTCGTCGCCGAGCACGACGACCTGATGGTCGAGAAGCTCGACCTCGAGAACGCCGAGAGCCAGAAGCCGCGGAAGACGGGCGCGAAGTCCTCGCCGCGGCTGCGTGAGATCGGCGAGCGGATCGCCGCGATCCTTGAGCGGCTCGTCGAGCTCGGCGGCCTGATGGGCGAGTACGAAGGCGACGTGACCGTGTCGGCCGAGAAGTCGGACGGCGAGTGGGAGCAGTGGCGCATCGCCAACCCTGCCCGCGAGGAGGGCCAGCCCGGCTACCTCGACGACCTCGCCATCGCCCGCGGCTACTGCAACTCCTCGGCCCTGATCGACGACCTCGCTGCCTACGTCGTGGCGTGGAACGGCGAGCCTCTGGCGCCCGGCGACTTCGACGCGCTCAACCTGTCCCGCCCGGACAAGAAAGAGATTGCGGCCATCGTCGTCGGTCTCTACGAGACGGGTGACGACCTCCCAAAATTGCGGAGCGGCTTGTCCGCTCTCCGCGCGAGCGGGACGTCCTCCGGCTCGCCCGCTCCCTCGGCGTAAGCGAGAAGCGGCTCCTGGGCTGGGAGCCGACCGAGCGCCACGAGCACTTCGATGCGGACGGCAACCCGACCGGCGTCACCTTCGTCACCCGCGAGCCTGAGTGGGACGACACGCAGCGCAACCGGATGCTCGCGCTCGCCGACTACGAGGCTGGCGTGCACGACCTCTGCGGGCTGCATGACTCGATCGCGATGACGGACCCGCACGTCGAGATGACCGACCGGACGTGCCCGATCTGCGCGGCTCTCGCGGCTGCGTTGCGGGAGCGGTCGGCACGGGAGCACGACGCCGAGAAGGATCTGGCTCCGAGTGCCCCGCGCGCTGAGGACGGGCGGACGACGTCCGTGCGGCTGGTCAGCCTCGGTGAAGCCGAGAAGCCGCCTCGGCCCGCGTGACGCGGCGCAGGCCGATGAACCACCCGGCGACGGTCGCGATGCCAGCCCACCCGGCCAGCATCCCGAGCACGTCGTGGCCGTTCTGACCCGCGAGCACGCCGAGCAGGAACAGCACGACGCCTGCGACGACCACGAGTGTCCCGAGTTGCTTCCTGTCCATGCGCCCTGACGGTAGCCCGTCGCTGGCCGCTTGTAACTAGTCAGATCGGGGGATAGCGCGTGGGCGTTCGCAACGAGGTCGTCCGGCTTTCGCTCGAGGACGACGGGTTCTCGACGAAGGCGGCGAAGGACGCGGTCGCCATCGCCGCGATCAAGCGCGAGATCGAGGGTGTCGACGGCAGCAGCCTCCGCGCGTCCCGGTCGACGAAGACGCTCGGCGACGAGATCGAGAAGTCTGGCGGCAAGACCCGCAAGGCGTCGGGCGACCTGAACCAGTTCACGGGTCGGCTCTCCGCTCTGGCGACCGCTGGCGCACTGATCGGTCCCGCGCTGCTCCCGATCGGGGCCGTCGCTGTCCCGGCGATCACCGGCCTCGTCGGCGGCCTCGGTGCCGCTGTCGGTGCCGTGGGGACCGCGGTGCTCGCCTTCCATGGCCTCGGGGACGCGCTGGAGGCGCTCGACGCCTACCAGCTCGACCCGACCGCCGAGCACCTGCAGAAGGTGCGGGAGACCCTCGGCGAGCTCTCCCCTGCCGCACAGGACCTCGTGATGCGGCTCGACCAGCTCGAGCCCGTCCTCGACAGCCTGCGCACGACCGCGCAGGACGGAATGTTCCCTGGCCTCAACGAGGGTCTCGACGAGATCCTGACCCTCGTCCCGCTCGTGCAGGAGGTCGTCGGTCGGCTCGCCGCCGAGATGGGCGTCCTCTCGGCCGACGCGGGCTCTGCTCTGGCGAATGACGAGGACTGGCGGGCGTTCTTCGAGTTCATCCGCACCGATGCTGCGCCGACGCTCGACGCCTTCGCTCGCGCGACCGGCAACGTCATCGCCGGCATTGGGTCGCTGCTGGTCGCGTTCCAGCCGCTCTCGCGCGACTTCACCTCGGGCATGCTCGACATGTCTCGTTCCTTCCGCGAGTGGGCGGCCGGGCTGGGCGATGACGCCGGGTTCCAGGAGTTCGTGGCCTACATCCGCGAGAACGGGCCCGCGGTCGCTGACTTCTTCGGTGCCGCGGCCGACGCGATCATCGCGCTCGCGAAGGCTGCGGCCCCGTGGGGGTCTGCCGTCCTGCCTGTGCTCACTGCGGCCGCGAACGTCTTCGCGGCTCTCGCGGACTCCCCCATCGGGCCGGTGCTGTACACCGCCGCGGCGGGGATGCTCGCTCTCCGTGCGGCGTCGAGCTTCCTGCCGAAGATGTCGACCTCGCTCGGGCTGGTCGGCGTCAACGCGGAGAAGGCGTCCGTCGGGCTGAAGGGCATCGCCGGGCTCGCGGGCGGCATCCTCGCCGCTGGCACTGCCGCCGGCATGCTCGCGGACGGCATCGGCCGCATCCACTCCCAGGACATCGGCCGTGCGCTGGACTCTCTCGCGCTCGGCGGCAACCCGACGAAGGATCTGCGTCAGGTCGTCGAGGACATCGGCGACATCTCGTCGAAGTGGAACAAGGTCGACCTCGGCGAGATCGTGACTGCGGGCGGCCTGTTCGGCGACTCCTCGCTGGACAAGATGGCCGACAACATCGATCAGGTCGACCAGGCGCTCGCCGGGATGGTCGAGTCGGGCAACGGCGACAAGGCCGCTGCGATCCTGTCGCACATCGAGGAGCTCGCGTCCGAGAAGGGCACGAGCCCCGACCGGGTGCGCGAGCAGTTCGACGCCTACCGCTCGGCGGTCGAGAACGCGAAGAGCGCGACGGACACCTACTCGGACAGCCTTGCCGGCACGAGCGGCAGCGCTGACCGGGCGGCGTTCAGCATCGACGCGCTGGTGCAGTCGATGCGGGACCAGCGCACGGCGGCCCTGGGCGCGTTCGACGCTGAGACGCAGTGGCGGCAGGCGATGAAGGACGCCGCCGAGCAGGCGAAGAAGAGCAGCGCCGGGATCAAGGGCAACTCCGACGAGGCGCTCGCGAACCGGCAGGCGCTCTCGCAGCTCGCGGCAGCATGGAACGGCCAGTCTGACGCGGTGAAGAACAGCCGGGCCCGGTTCCGTGAGGCGCGGAAGACCTTCATCGAGACGGCCGAGGCGATGGGTGTCCCGGCCGAGCAGGCGCGTCGGCTCGCGAAGCGGATCATGGAGATCCCGAAGTCGAAGGTCATCGACATCCGCGCGGAGACGAGCGCCGCGACTCCCGGCATCGCCGCGGTGAAGCGGGCGCTCGACGCTCTGCACGACAAGACGATCACCATCCACACCGTGCGCCAGGGTGCCGGCCTCGCGAAGCAGGCCGACGTGCAGGACTCGCGCTACGACACGGGCGGCTACACGGGCGACGGCGGCAAGTACGAGCCTGCGGGTATCGTCCACCGCCGCGAGGTCGTGCTCCCGTCTGAGGTTGTCGAGCGTGACGCCTCGTTCCTGAAGCAGCGGTACGGGTTCCTGCCTGGCATGGGGTCGCTGCCGGGCTACGCGAAGGGCGGGCTCGTCGGCGGTGCCCGTGGCATCGCGGAGTCCTACGGCATCGACATCGACCGTGACGACAGCCTGAAGCGACGGCTGCGGCTGTTCGGCAAGGCGCTCGACGCATCGAAGAAGGCGCTCGACGCAGAGACGTCGGCGCGGGACTCGGTGACCGGCGCGATCACGAGCAACCTGACGTCCGACCTGTTCGGCTCCTCGCAGTCGGGGTCTGCGTTCTCCCGGCAGTACGCGCCCGGATCGCTCGCCGCAGCCAACGCGACCCTGAAGCAGGACATCGCGAACGCCAACGCGACGAAGGCGCTCGAGACCGCCCTCAAGGCGCGCGGCGTCTCGGGTTCGGCGCTGCAGGAGGTCATCACCAAGGGCGGGCTCAACGGACTGCGGTCGTTCGCGAACGGCTCCGACGCCGACCTGCGCACCTACCAGACGCTATTCGACCAGCGGGCGACCGCCGTCGCGGGTGCCGCCGGTCAGGCCGCGAACGTCCTCGGGATGACGGCAGCCATCGGCAAGTCCAACACCGAGCTCCACGTCCTCAACCAGACCGTGAAGCGGCTGGAGGCCGTCATCAAGGCCAACCACGCCGACTCGAAGAAGGACCGCGCCGCGAACACCGCCCAGCAGGGCAAGCAGATCAACGGCGCCGCGTCCAGCGGGAAGCGTCACCAGAAGAAGGGCGGGAAGTAGTGCCGATCATCGTTGGCGAGACTCCGCCCGTCGCGACCGCTGGTGTCGGGTCGGTCCTGTTCGGGGCGTTCGAGATGCTCGACTCGGCGGTGCCGGGCGAGCCTGGCGCGTGGGTCGAGACGAGCGCGGACGGGTCCAACTTCGGCAACCCGAAGGCTGTCGTGACCGAGATCCGGTCGATGCTGCTCGACGGCTCCCTCGGCACGATCGCGTCCTACGAGAACCGCGAGGTTCCGCTGCAGGTCCGGTTCACCGCGGCCGATGGCGACCAGTTGGCGCGGCTGGAGGAGCTGCTCGTCGCGGAGGTCCGCAAGGGCGGGAACATGCTGACCTACACGCCGTCGGTCGCATTCGCCGAGCCGGCCGTCTTCGAGGTCGTGTGGTCGGAGATCGCGGTCGACTGGTCGAGCGAGTGGGACCTCGACGAGGTGATGCGCGTCCAGCGCGCCTACGGCCTGACGCTGACGTGTCGCCCGTTCGCGCGGTCGCTCAACCCCGTGACGGTCCCTGCGGTCCCTGCCCCGCCGCCGGGCACGCCGCCGGCGCCGCTGACGATGGACAACGGCTCGTCGACGACGGGCTGGTCATCGACGACGGGCACCGTGGCGACGATCGCGGGCAGCGTGGAGAACCGGGCGTCGGCGGGCGGCTTCTCGCGGACGTCGAACCTGACGCGGACGTTCGCCACGGCGGTCGACGTCGGCGCACGGCAGGTCATCGAGGTCGCGGGCCGCTGGCTGATGGAGCCGGGCGACACGGATGTTGCGCCCTCGTCGAGGACCTCGTGGGTGTTCACGGTCAACGGCGTCGCCGTCACCCCGCTGGCGCTCTCTGCCCCGAACCGGGACAGCTCGACCGGCGGGCTGTGGACCGCGACCCTTCCCGCACCCGATGCCGACGTCGCCTCGATCGCGGCCACATTGACCGCGGACCTGCTCGGCTGGCCGGGGAACTGGCCGGGCAGCACCCTGGTCCTCGACATCGACGAGATCACCGCGAAGTCGGTCGCGCTGGTCGGCACCGCCCGCCAGCGCTCCCAGCTCGTGGAGGTCTACGGGTCGCGTCGCACCGAGATGTCGCTGCTCGTGGACTCGCTCTCGAGCGACACGATCACCGGGCAGGGCACGCAGACCCTCGTGTTCACCGAGCCCGCGAACACCAGCGGGTTCACGCCGGCGCTCGGCCAGTACCGCACGGGCGGCGGGACACGGGACACGGACGCGAACAAGCTGTCGGGGTCGACGTCGACGCTGGCGACCTCGGAGGCTGGTGCGGAGGCCTACGAGATCCCGGTCGGGCTGCTCGCGGACGGCACCCACGAGATCGTGGCCGCCCTCGCGCCGGGCGCGACGGGCACGGCGGCACTGGTGCGCTGGTCCCTCACCTTCGACTCGCCGCTGTCGTCCTCGCTGCGGGTCACCGGCTCGGCGCTGGTCCCGGCGGTCGCGTCGGCGAACCTGTTCCGGTTCGTGTCGCTCGGCCGGGTCACGCTCCCGCTGGCGGCGACCGAGGGCGAGTCGGCGGCCAAGGTGGTCCTAAAGGTGTGGGACGACAGCGCGGCTCCTTCGGTCGTGATCGACGAGACCTACCTCTTCAACACCACGGACGGGCAGTTGACGATCGTGGACACCGACACTGCGGACGCGCTGCGCATCGACGCTGCGACCGTAGAGAACCCCAAGCCGACCGTGTGGCTGCTGGACTCCGACGGGGCGTGGCAGGCGGCGGCCGACCGGGCGTCGGCCCGTGACCAACATGTCGCCGAGCCGGGCCTGCTGTCGGTGTTCGTTGCGTCGATGCGGTCGCTGGACTGGACGGTGTCGGGCAACTACTACCCGCGCTGGGACACCCACCCGCGAAGGCTCGACCTGTGAGCCGGCCGCAGGTGCGTGTCGGCGGCGCGTGGCTGACCGACCTTGACCCCGCGTGGGGTGCGCTGCGGGTGACGTGGCGGTGGGGGCTGGGTTCGTTCGAGGCAACGTGGTCGATGGCGCTCCAGCCGGGCAACCGTCCGGCCGCGCTCGTGGCCGGCGCGGTGGTCGAGATCCTGATGGGCGGCTGGTGCATCTGGCGGGGCACGCTCGAGGAGCCGAACTGGGCCGAGGGTGACTTCGTCGCGACCGGCATCGCCCGGCAGGCCGAGGGTGCCTACGCACTCGACGGCACCGAGAAGACGACCACCGTCCCCGACACGGCGATCTCTGCGGCGATCAGCCGGGGCATGGTCGACTGGACGGGCGGCACCGTCTCGGCGGTCGCGCACGTCGACACCGCTGACGGGGAGACCGACGACCTCAACAGCCTGTCCGCGCTGCTCGATTCCGTCGCCGACGCCGCCGGGAAGCGCTGGTGGGTGGACAGCCAGTCCGCTCGGGTCGCGATGTCTGCGGACCCGAGCGCGCCGTCGTTCTACGTGCTGCCCGGCGCGGCCGAGCTCGGCGTCTCGACCGAGCTCCTGGCCGGTTCGCTGCTGGGCCGCTACGAGGACGCGGTCGGCAACCTGCAGACCGCACGGGTCGGCACGCGGCGGCCCGAGGTGGCGGTCGACCTGACCATATTGGGCCCGATCGACGCCGCCCGCGCCACCAGCGTGCTCAACGGCATCCTCGCGAAGACGGGCGGGCGGCCGGGCTGGACGAACGGCTACACGATCACGGCCGAGCAGATCACCACGCCTGGGGACGTGCACCCCGACCTTGCGCTCGTCGGCGAGGCCGTGGGCCGCGGGTCCATGCATCGGCTCCTCGGGGAGCGCGACCCACGCTCGAGCGACTGGTCGACCGACGTGGTGCTGGCCGAGGCCGTGTGGGACGTCGACGACGAGACCATCACGTGCAAGCCGGTCGACACCGCCGCGCGTGACCTCGCGTCCATCTTCGAGGAGGCAGGGGTGCAGGCCGGATGAGCGACTTCAACGGCAGGCGCGAGCAGCGGCCCCAGGCTGGCAGGGGCGTCGCGGTCCCGGCGGTCGCCGCCGGTGCGAACGTCAACGTGGCCGTGACCTTCCCGCGGAAGTTCGCGACCGCACCGGTCGTCAACCCGGTCCCGCACGACGGTCGCCTCAACGTCGGGATCGTCTCGACGTCGACGACCGGCTTCACTGTGAACTTCGCGAACTGGTCCGGCAGCGACGCCGCTGCGACGACCTTCGACTGGTCCGCGACCCCCGCGTAAGGAGGCTCATGCCGTGGCGAACGTGACCTGTGGGAACGAGAGCTGCCTCCGGTTCGGGGAGCCCGTCCTGCTCGACGTGACCTTCGTCGACCCGTACACGGGCGAGCCGGCCGCTGGGGTCGTCGCCTGCGGCGCGTGCTCCCAGCCCATCACCGACATCTCGGATGTGCCCGACAACGACACCGCCGACTCCGAGGGAGCCTGACCGTGCCTGACGACTACACGACCGCCGAACTGACCCGCGCGATCCAGCGCATCGAGAAGGGCGTCGAAGAGATCCGCTCCGACGTCCGCTCTCAGGCGCAGGTCTACGCGACGAAGGAGCACGTGGCCGAGGTGAAGGAGTCGCTCGGCCGCGAGATCCGGGACATCAAGGTCGACATGCAGTCGCGCCGCACGCCGTGGCCGCAGGTGATGTCGGCGATCGTCGCGCTGGTCGCGCTCGCGGTCGTGCTCGTCCAGGCGCTCGGACGCGGCTGAGCCATGTACGACGGGCCCGACGACGAGCACTCGGGCCTCTCGCACGATCCGCCCTGCCCGGTGTGCGGTCATGCCCGTCACACCTTCCTGCCGTGCGACGACACCTGCGGGTGCGCCGGCCGGTAGCGCTTCACCGTCACAACTCGACAGAGGAGAACGCCCATGCTCTACGACCGCGAGCAGGCAGCGCAGCGCGCCGAGGCGAGCACGACCAACGACTACGGCATGTGCCAGCAGTGGACCCGCACCCGGTTCGGCGCGCCGTCCGTGGGCGACTACGACGGCGACGGTGCGGCCGATGCTGAGGACGGTTGGAAGGCCGCGAAGCACCGCCACCCCGGCGACCGCAACCCTCCGCGTGGCGTGCCCGTCTACTACGACGGCGGCAGCCGCGACAACGGCCACGCAGCCGTGTCCCTAGGCGGCGGCAAGATCCGCTCCACCGACGCCGCTGGCCGCGAGCGTGTCGGCACCGTCGACCTCGGCTGGCCTGAGCGCGCGTGGGGGATGCGCTATCTCGGTTGGGCCGAAGACCTGGGCGGGCAGGTGGTCCCGCTGCCGCCCGCGCCGCCCGTTAAGAAGGTCCGTCGTCCCGAGGTTCGCGCTGCGCTGGCCGCGCTCCGCAAGGTCCGCGACACCGCGAAGACCGCGACTGGTCGGCGCAAGGCCCAGCGTGCGATCGACCAGGTGAAGAAGGACTTCCCCGGGAGCGAGCGATGACGCCGACATACTGGCTCGAGCCGACCGAGTTCATCGAGATCGGGCTTCGCCGCTACACCGTCGGCCAGGGCGGCTTCGACTGCGCCCACGGTCACCACCAAGCGCTCGTCATCATCGGAAAAGCGACGGCAGCGTTCGACGAGGCCAACGGACGTCGGTACCTCCGGCAGCGTGACGACGGCCTCGCGACGAGTGATCCGCGTTGGCCGACTAAGTGCGAGGGCTGCGACTACGTCTTCGAGCCCGAGGACAAGTGGCAGCACTGGTCTGACCTGCTCTATCGGCGAACCGACACCGGCGAGGAGATGACGCTCCGCAACGCCCCACCAGGCGCCTGCTGGGATGCCTGGTGGATGCCGTCGAACTGGCGCGACCGCAGTCCGGACGGCATCTACCTCATGGTTCGCCTTCCCAATCGCCACGACTGGGCCGTCGACAGCGAGGCCAGTAACTGCACTCGCAAGGGCGAGAAGCACCAGTGCTGGGTCCGCCATGGTGACCCCCGCGAATGCCGGGTAACCGTCGACAAGGACGGCGACACCTGCGCCGCGGGTGCCGGATCCATCCTCGCCGGCGACTACCACGGCTTCCTCCAGAACGGGATCCTTACGTGACCGCCCGCCGTGACGTCGTCAGCGTCAACCTCTCCAACCCGCAGCACTCCGCCAGCCGCAGCGAGCAGCGCGCCCGCCTGCGCCGCATCAAGAGGGCGCACCGGCCCGCCGTCATCGCCACCCAGGAAGCGCTGCCCGGACTGAGGCTGTGGGGCTACCGGAAGTACCAGGGCCCGGGCGGCCTGTGCGAGCTCGCCGTGTTCGTCCGCAAGGGCATCACGGTCACCGACCATGGCGCGAAGAAGTCCGTCGACGGCGTCTCCGGCCGCTGGCCCGACCGCGGGCTGGTGTGGGTGCGGCTCGGCGACGGGCTCGCCGTGGTCAACGTCCACCCGAACAGCCACATCGACCTCGGCGGCCGGCCGCTGCCCGGTGTGGCGTGGCGCGTCACGCGCGACGAGCACTTCCCTGACGTCGACGACACGATCGAGATCCTCAAGGCCTCGGGTGCACGGGTCACCGTGCTCGGGGACTGGAACATCGACCGGCGTGCCGACCGCCGCCACAAGGACCCGGCCTTCCCGTTCGCACGGATGCGGGCACTCAAGATGGCCGAGGTCATCTACAAGGGCTCCTCGCTCGGCGGTCGTGCCGTGGACCGCGCCTTCTACGATCCGACCCGGCTGCGGCCCGCGAAGGCGAAGCTGCTGGGCGAGGAGGCCGGGTTCGACCACCGGGCGCTCTGGCTGCGCCTGAGGTATGTGGCATGAACGCCCCAGTCGGCTACTCGCAGGTGGTTCTGCCGAACGTGACCGGTCCGGTGCTGGTGTGGCGTTGCAACGACTGCGCCGGCCTCCTGCAGCCCGTCGCCGAGGATGCGGCGACCCACGACCGGTGGCATGACCGGGTCGCCTCGCGTTCGCACGGACGTCGGCGATGACCCCGGCTCGCAAGCACGCCGTGCTCGCCCTCGGAGCGCTCGCGTTCCCACTCGCCTACGAGGCCGTCGAGGTATCCCAGGGCCCCGACGGCTGGCCCTACAGCCGCTGGATCCGGCGCCTGCCGCCGTGGCTGTTCCTCGGCCTGCTCGCGGCCTTCAACGCCTGGTTTGGCCCGCACATCCTCCGCAAGACCGTCCAAGCCGTCGCCGAGCTCGTCGAGCAAGCCGACGTCACCCGCCCCGAGATCGAGGAGTGACCATGACCGTCAACCTGTCGAAGCCCTGGCGCATCGCGCTCTATTGCCTGAACGCTCTCGGGACGCCGGTCGTCGTCTACGCCCGCGCGAAGGGCTGGATCGGCGACCTCGAGATGACCCTCTGGGGTGCCGAGGTCACGGGCGCGTTCGCCCTCGCTGGCCTCAACGTGCCCGCCAGCACTGACGGAGAGGACGCCTGACGTGGCTGCGGATCTCGACTTCATCAAGGTCGTCGGACGCTTCGGCCTCACCGCGGGCGACGGCGGGGACCCTGACGAGGACCCCGACATCATCTGGTGCGATGAGGGCACGGTGCGCCTGACCCCCGTCAACACCTACACGAAGGTGTCGGGCGCGTCCCCGATCGGCTGGTCCGCAGGCAACGCCGTCATCGAGGCCACGCTGGACTCTTCCGGCTACATGACCCGCTCCGGCCTGCGCCGTGTGTCGGTGGTCGACATGACCTCGAGCAAGGTCAACCCGGTCGTTCCTGACGGCAAGGCGACCCACACCGTGCAGTTCGTCGGCGTGAAGGCTGCCGGGACGACGGTCGGCTTCGGGCAGGTCAACGTCCGCATCGCCGCCGACACGGTGCGCGAGGTCGATGACGAGGCCGAGGCCACCGCACTCGGGCTGCCTGTCGGGTCGCTGGTCGCCGACCTCGTCGACCTGATGCCGGTTCCCACCGCCGGCGGAACCCCGATCGTGCAGGGTCCGCGCGGCGTCGGCATCGCGTCGCTGTCTGTGGTCGGTGACGCACTGGTCGCGACGCTGGACTCGGGTGCCGAGGTCGCGACCGACCTCCCCGCCACCTTGGTCGACTCGGATGCGTTCGTGGCTGACCGGATCGAGACGCCCGCCACCGCGACCCGGACGGCGCTGGACGCGGCGATTGCGTCGGCCACACAGACCATCACGCCGCTGGGCGGTGGCGCGGATGATGCCCCGCAGATCAATGCCGCCCTGACGTCGCTCGCTGCTGCGGCAACGCGCTCACGGCTGGTGATGGTCGGTGACTTCTCGATCGGCTCTGCGGTTCGGCTGGCGAGTGGGCAGACCATCGACGCCAGCCGCGCCACCGTCACCGCGCTCGCGAACTGCGGCTATCTGGTCGAGACGGCCGCGATGGCGAGCATCCTCCTCGCCCCGCGGACCCTGACGGCGACCCCGGCCACCACGGGCGGCACGCTCGCCGCCGGCACCTACTACTACCGGGTGTCCGCGACCACCTCGGACGGCAAGACGACTGTCGCCTCTCTGCAGGTGTCGGCCACGACCACCGGCTCGACCGGCTCGATCGCGCTGTCCTGGCAGACCCCACGCATCGGCGACGTGACGCGGATCGTGTCCTATCAGATCTGGCGGGGCACCAGCCCTGGCGTCGCAGACACCCTCGTCAAGAACCTGACTGCGGTCGCGCCCGCGTTCGACCAGACCGTCACCTTCACCGACACCGGGGCGACCCCGGACGGCGCGGGCACGTTCCCCGTCGTGGGGACCACGTTCGCCCGGACCAGCAACATCGCCATCATCGGAGGCATCTGGGACTGCAACGCTGCCAACAACATCGGTGCGGGCGAGGGATGGCAGGCGTCGCGCTACATCGGGCACGGCTTCAACCTCCAGAAGGTCGACGGGCTCGTTCTGCGCGACCTGACGGTGAAGCACGCCTACAAGTGGGCCATCGCCGTCGCGGACTTCACCAACCTCGTTACCGACAACCTGACCTTCGATACCGGGTCAGACGGCATCCACGTCCTCGGTCCCGGCAACGGCTGGCGAGGGCGCGGCTTCTATGGCCACACTGGCGACGACCTCGTCGGAATGTCGCTGGTGGAGTGGCCCAACCAGACGGCCTCCGAGGGTGACATCGTCAACGTCGACGTCGCAGACATCCAGGGCGTCGACGCTCCCTCTGCGGTTCGGATGCTGATGGGCACCAACCGCCGCTTCGACGCGATCAAGGTCCACGGCATCAAGGGTGAGTACACCTTCTACCGCGACGCCACGACCGGCGCGTACACCACCGCCGCGGTCGGCGTGGCCTTCCTCAACGCCGACAACAACAACCCCGGTCGCCGCGGCGGGTCGTTCGGGCGAGTCGAGTTCGCCGACATCCACCCCACCGCCCATAACAGCGACGTGCTCCAGGTCGACGGCACCGGAGACGAGCTCGCCGTTAACGGGATCGTCAACCTCCAGTCGGCGAAGATGGGCGTCCGACTCGGACCGGCTGCCTTCGACAGCGCCCGCCCGACCGCCATCAAGCGGGTCACGATCAGCGACCCGGTCGCACGTCATGCCAACGCCGCCCGCGGGGTCTACGTCGGGCAGACCAACACAACGGTCGAAGATCTCATCATCAACAGGCCAGCACAGTGGCAGACGGGGGCAGCAGCCAGCACCAACCCGGTCGAGATCAACGCAGCCACGGTGCGCCGGGTCAAGATCAATGACGCGGTCGTCGTCCACGGCGCCAGGCCGACCGGCAACAACGTCTACCTGCTTTGGTGCGCGGGCAGCGCCGTCGTCGAGGACATCCTCATCCGAGGCGCGGTCGCCACCAAGATCCAGGGAGTCGTCTACCTCGACACCGGCACCTACTCCAAGGTCACGGTGACCTCATCGAAGGTCAACGACGCGCAGGCCGTGGTGAAGACCAAGCTTCCCGTGTCGGTGTTCTACGACGACCTCGACATCAACACCATCGACTCGGTCGGCGGCGTGGTGGCCCTGTTCAGCAGCGGGGCCACGCCGGTCACCGTGTCGGGTGCCGGACTGCGCCGGGCCGGGTCCGAGAAGCCGGTCTACCGCGACGGGACGCAGGTCGTGACCACCAAGTCGCTGACCACCGAGGCCGACCTCTCGGTCATCACCAAGAGCGCCAACGCGATGGCCTACAACACCAACTCCGGCCTCTCGTGCGGAGTGGGGCCGGTGGTGTGCGACGGCACGAGCTGGAAGCACCTGTTCACCGGCGCTACCTACTGACCCTCAACCGCCACCCAGCGCCACCGCTACACCACGAGCCCCGCTCTCCCGATCTGGGAGGGCGGGGCTTTCGTGCGTTGTGGGGCGGGCGTTCGGCGTTCCGATGCCGTTCGTGTGTCAGATTGTGTGTCAAGGCTTGTTCGCCAACGGTGGCGCTGAGGCCGTTTGTGCTGGTAAACCTAGGTAGGCCCTGTGGGACTCGAACCCACAACTAACGGATTAAAAGTCCGCTGCTAGGGGTAGAATTAGGCGGGAAATGGCTGGTTCTCCGCGTGACCCGGTGTGGTGGAGTTTGGCGGGATACTGTGCGATAGTGTGTCAACTTAGTGTGTCAGGCCGAGTGAAGTGGAGCATGCAATGAGCGATGTACGACAGTCCGCCGAGTTTGACGCGGCCCTCACCGAGGACGAGCACCGCCGCTGGATGGTGCTGGCAGAGCACGACGGCTGGGAGAACATCGAGGCCGACGTGATCTACGCCCGCGCCGTGCACGCCGTGGCCTGGGAACTCCTTGAGCAGACGATGGACACCGCCGACCGCGAGCCGAGCGTTGAGGTGCACCGCGAGGCCGTGATGACCGCCCACCGCCTGCTCGGCGCGCTCCGCGTCACACCGCCCGCAGAGTCGCGATGACCAAGCGGCGAACCAAAGGCGACGGCGGCCTGATCCAACGCCACGACCACCCGACCTGCCCGCCACTCGTCGACGGCCAGCGCGCAGACCACACCTGCCGCGGCCGATGGGTCGGCACCCTCGACGTCAAGCAACCGGGCGGGGGAGTGCGCCGCAAGTACGTGTACGGACGCACCCAGGCAGCCGCGAGGACCGCACTCACCAAGGCGATCCGAGAACGCGACGCCGGGACACTCGTCCTATCCAAAGAGACCGTCGAAGCGTGGCTCACCTACTGGCTCGACAACATCGCCGCCCGCAACCTCAAACCGAAGACCCTTCTCGGGTATCGCGGCTACGTGAACACGCACCTCATCCCGAACCTCGGCAAGCGCAAGCTCACCGAAGTCCGGCCCGAACACATCCGCGCCCTGCACGACGCCATGCGCGACGCGGGACGGAAGCCCGCCACCATCCTGCAGGCTCACGCGATCCTCGCCAAAGCCCTCGGAGACGCCGTGAAGGAGGGCCGACTCGCCGCCAACCCCTGCGACCGAGTAGCCCGACCGAGCGCGCCCAAGAACCACCGCAAGGGACTGACGCTCGAGCAAGCCCTCGGCCTCCTGCGCGCCACCGACGCGCTCCGCTGGTGGCTCGCCGTGTTCTACGGGATGCGGCAAGGCGAAGTGCTCGGCCTGCGCTGGGGAGACGTCGACCTCGACGCCAAGGTGATCCGCATCGAACAGACCCTCGTCAACCTCGGCAAGCGCGGGGGGCTCACGTTCGGCACCCCGAAGTCGAAGACCTCGCGGCGCACCATCCCCATCCTCCCGATGATGGAGGCCCGCATCCGTCTCGCCCTCGTCAACCTCGACGATCCGCCGGCCGACGACGCGCTGGTGTTCGCGCGCGAGGACGGAAGCCCCATCCACCCGAGCGCGGACCTCAAGGCGTGGTGGACGCTGCTCGACTCGCTGAGCCTGCCGCAGATCGCGCTACACGCCGCCCGCAACACCGCGTCATCCGTCATGGAGGCCGCGGGCATCCCAGACCGGCTTGTCGCCCAGATCCTCGGGCACGCCTCGGTGCAGATCACCCACGGCTACCAGTCGGCCGAGATCGAACGGATGAGGTCCGCGCTCGCCCAGGTGGAGGCGCTGCTCAGCCAGCCGCGCGCAACCGGGGCGGCGGCACTACCGCCAGCACCTGCGACAGAAGACTCGGGCACATCCGAGACGCCTTGACGAAGATCCACTCGCCGGCGGTGCTGGCGGCGTAGGCCCAGTCCTGCTCGATCGGCAACTCGTCGTCAGCGACGAGCACCACACGGTTTGGCATCGGGCACCACACTCCCAAGAGATTAAGCGCGACGTCCATCATGCGTCGCGCGGGTAGCAGAAGAGTAAATCGCCAGTAACGACGGTCGATGCCGAACCGGCGAGTAATGACCGATCGGCTACTGATCTGTCCCGTTTGCGCCGCCGCTCATCCGCTTGACGAGCCGAACGACTGCGTCCTCGAGCTGCGCCAGGTCGGACACCGGGCCACGCACCACGATGTCGACGCCGAAGTTCCCAGAGGCCCGGATCTCCACAATGTCTTCCTCGGCCGGCTCTTCGTCGCGCTCAGTGTCCATCTCCTCGTCGAGCGCGCGGATCTTCGACTCGACCTCGGCCCACTTGCGGGGGCGCACTGACTCGTCACCGTCGAAGACCTTGACGATGGTCCCGCGGTCAACGCCGAAGCGCCTCGCCAAGTCGCGGTCGCTGGCACCAAGTCGGCTGGCAATGTCACTCAACTCGCGTCCGATGCGCTGACGGTCAGTCTCGGACGGGGTGGGGTCGGTCATGGGGCTACATCCTGCACTGTCAAGAGGGCTGCGCACCGAATCTTCGGCCAGAACCAGGGACGTGTTCACGCCCACCATGAGGCCGCTAGATCCCGCCTGATACCTGCCGAGACCAACTATTTTCGACCATTTTCGGCTGTTCGGTTGCGCAGGACCGGTGTCGCGTGGCAGATTTCCCACCATGCCCCGCCAAAACCCGCCACACACCACGGGCGAACTAGAGCCGATCTTCATCTCGGTGAAGGAGACGGCTCGCATCCTCTCTCTCACGCCGTGGTCTGTCTACCAGCTTTGCGACCAAGGCGAACTTGAGGCCCAGTACCACGGCAAGCGCCGGCTGGTCCGACTCGCGTCCGTCCGCTCCTACGCCGACCGCCTGCCGACCGAGCGGGATGCGTCATGACCACCCCCGCACCCACCCCGCGCGAGCAGGTCATCCTCCGCAACGGCTGCCGCGTCCCTGGGATGCCGAGGGGCAAGCGATGAGCGCGCCGACGTGGTCCCCGGTGGACGACGAGACCGCCGACCTCCTCTCCTGCCTCGCCGAGCCGTCGATCCCTAGCGAGCGCGACGAGTGGGACGCCTACGTGGCCGCTCTCCGCTCTGTGGCCTCGCGCAACGCCGGACTGATCCCGCCGAACGAGCTGCGTCCGCTGGTCC